CTCTTGGTAGTATATCTTCAAAGGCTATGTCATTAATATTTTCCCCTCTGTCTATCCTATATAATAGATTGGTGTAAACAATGTAGCACATGTCTTCTGTATAATCTTTTATTCTATCAGTGTATAGCTCTGACTTATCCTGTCCCATTGTTTCCTCAATAAACACTTCCCAAACTATCTTATTAATTGTCTTGCTCATATTTCTCTATTTCAAATTGAATGTGAGCGATTGCTTTCTTTAAACAGTCAATCGGTGTGTCGTGCTTGTGGTACGCTCTCAGTATATAAGTTGTTGCAGTAGCTAAGTGATAAGTTAAATCAAAGTTATCACACACTTTTCTGGCTTCGTACCCTTGTTTCCCTTTGTAGTAATGAGGAACTCTATCATCCACTAAAGGAGTATCTGTGTTCCTTGTATAATCGTAGTAATATTTACTTTTCTTCATTTCTTCTTTTCATTTTAGCCCAAGCAGTTTTCTGGTTGTGATGAACTTGACAAAGCGTTTGTAAGTTATCAAAGCTCAGTGTTTGCCCTCCGTCTTTAATCTCAACAATGTGGTCCACAATTTGACCAGTTGTAACCCTCCCTTCTTCTTCACACCATTTGCAAATCGGATTCATTGTGAAGTATGCTTTTCTTACTTTGCGCCAAGCTGAACTATTATAGAAACTAGAGTTCTCTGAAACGTGCTTTTCACTAAAGCGTGTTTTCTTTTTACTATTAGCTATCCAGCTTTTTGGCTTTCCCTTTGGTAAGTTTGGCATTAGTTCAATAGTTTTATTTCTTTGATAAATTCAAAGTCCACATCATATTCTAGTTTGATGTAGGGAGTGATTCCGTCTTTATCGTTTATCCATTCATCCACTACTTCAATCAGCTTCTCAATCGCTCTTGAATTAGCTTCTTCTACACTTTCCTCCTCTTGCATAATAATACTAACCTCTAGGACTGCTTTCAACTTCATATTCAATAACAAATTTAAGAAATAAAAAACTAAACCAGACCACAAAAAAAGGAAGCATCAGAAAAAGGATAATCACTGCCATTGTTATTCTAAACAAATTTTTTAAAATGCTCAACATCTTTGTAAGTTCTACACTCATATTTTTCTGCATTAGTTGTTTCGTTCTGTGTTTGTTCGTTGTGGCTTTCAGCTTCTCCGAACATCAATTGGAAGTTTATATCTGTGTTTATTATTAAAGGCATTCTCAACTCAGCTCCGTTCTCCGTGCTTTTCCAAATTAGTTGAGAGAGTGTCCTTCTAGGCATCCAGAGTTGCTTTGTATTTATTGATTATTCTTTCAAGCTGTGATTCATACCAAATAGGAAAATCATAAGTTTGTTCTGTTTGTTCCCATACTCTATACAAAACAGCTCTTAATCTTTGGCTCTGTGTTTTTCCGCCAACCTCAAAATCGCTTGTAAACTTTTCGACTTCTTCAACCTCTTTCTTGTTTATACTATCCGAGCTAATTAAAACCATTCCTGGCTTCTTTCTTAGCTTGAATAGGCGCATCATTGTTTCTTCTGGTAGCTCTTGAGTATGTATCGTAAGTGAGAGTGAACCATCTGCAAGGGTTGCTACTTTAGCAATCCCTCCTTCAAATATTGTGCTAATCTTTGTCATCGTTGCTAATATAAAATATTGATTCTATTATCCAATCGTTAAGATTAAAAAATATTAACACCTCATTGTTAATTGAGTTCACTAATCTTTTGCTTAATGTTTTCGATTGCTTCTTCATAATCTGCTCTTGATAGTTTTACTACTGTGTGCGCTCTTTGTTCTAACTCTGCTGATGTTCCCTCACCCCACTTTCTATCTATTCCAATAGATTGTCTATATTGCTCACCCCCTCTAAAAGTATTGCAGCCCGCACATTGAGCATTGACATTCTTTTCATCCCATCTCGTGGCTAAGTGCCTTCTGCTCATAAAGTGTCCCGCGTGTATAGAGCCCCCAAAAGCTGGAGCTTCTTTGCCACAACTAATGCACTTGCACATCCCTCTGTGGTCGCTATCTCTTTTCCTTATGTATTCAGAGAACAGCTTATCCAGTTTAGCTTTTAGCTTAGAAGTAGTTGTTTTAGCCATTATATCCTAAATCTTTTCTCCATTGCTTTTGCATTTTGTCTTGTCTTGTTTGGTAGCTTTTACCTCTAAGCTCTGTGTTTTCTTCTTGAGCTTTTCTTCTGCATCTGTGTATCGTTTCGCTGTTGGTGAGTTTAGAGTTTGCAAAAAAATGAAGGAACTCCATTCCACTCATTTCATCTGGATTCACTCCCTTTCCTTTTAATTCCTCAAACCAATAAGCGGCGATAAGTTTATTGTCCGAATCTCTAAAGTGTGGATATTTAATCAACAGATTTTTTACTTTGTCTTTCGCTTTCATACTTCATCAAAATAAGCTCTTATCTCAGCTCTAAGACCCTCCTCCCATTTTGGGACAAGTTTGCTTTCTAACCTTGCTGCTTCGATTCCTTTGTTGTTTTTCTTTAAAAGATACAAATCATAATAAGCAAGAGCTTCTGAAAGCAATGCTTTTAAGTCCTCTGTTTCGTAGTCGTTTTTGCTTTCTACAATATGCTTGCAGAGAGCTTCTAAAATCCTAACTGTTTCCAGTTTCAATTGTCCTTTTTTCATAATTTTTAATTTTGTTTTTAAGCCTATTTCAAAGCGTTTTAAGCCATTATCTCTTTTTTGTAGTATGTTGATATTACTTTTTTTAGTTCGTTAATTTACTAGATATAGGCTTGTTATTTTTTATGCTTTGCTTTTTTAATATTTACACCCAATAAACGAGCGTTTTCAATATATTCGAGTTCCTGTTGTTTATGTAATTCTATTACTTTTTTTGCAACCTTTTGTTTTTCTTTTCGTAACCAAATATTCCAACTCCTAACATTCAGAAAGACACTTGCTTCATCTCCAGCTCTCACACCCTCTCTAAAACCCCTTGAAACATCTTCCATTGTCATTGTGCTAAATTGTGTGTTATTAGCTAAGTCATCAACTAAAATATTAGCCATAGTAACAATGTCCTCAACACTTGGCTTTTGTCCTATCTCCAAATAAGTTCTGGAAAGTATGTCAACAGCTTCTTCTTTAAGTTTAGGAAGGTCGTTCTTCCAACGATTCCAGATTTGTTCTTTTTTATCCATTGTTTATCAAATTACGAGCTTTCTGCCAGTTATCAAGTGCGCTCTTAGTTTTTGATTGTTTTTGTTGTTTAAGGTCAAAAATCCCTTTCCATCCGTTTTCAATTGATTGCTGAATGATTTGCTCTTGGACTTCGTGGCATCCTTGAGAAAGTCGCATCAGCTTTCCTATTGCTGCCTTTTCTCCTATTGGTTTGTAATTCAAACGGAATGTTTCTTTTCTGTAAGCTCTCCACTTTTTCCAAACATCAACATTCAATTCTTCTAATTCTTCAAAATCAAACTCCTCTTTTTTACTTATATTAGTATTTAATTTAATATCAGTATTTAATAGTGGTGCGTTTTCTACTTGTAGCTTTTCTACTTCTACCTTTTGGGAAAGTGGTTTTTCGTAAACAACATAGTCCCATTTCACAATCTTTCCTTTTTCTCTTTGTGTGGTGCGTTCTACATAGCCAAGCTCTGAAAGTTCCTTAAATGCGCTGTAAATAGCCTTCTTACCGTCTTTGTGCCACTTCTCAACCTCCTCAACATACAAGTCCCAAGTTTCTGGCAAAGCCAATAAGTGACACAATAATCCCTTAGCTTTCAAGCTCATTTCTTTATTGAAGATGAACTCATTGTTTATCGTGGTGAAGTTGCTACTCTTTTTGACTAGAATCTTTTTCACAATCCTAATAGTTCAGCTTCTTTGTTTAGTTTCTTCAATCTTCTTTCAATAGCTTTTTGTTGCTGTTGAGCTTTTTCTATCTCTTGATAAAAGTCATAAGTTCTTTTTGATTTGAAAAGGCTTTCTTCATTATTCAAATATAAATCTCTAAGCATTATGTAAAATTGATAATATTCTGGATAAATCTTAGGGTTTTCCATATAAGACAAATGCTTTTTATTATAGTGATAAAAAGAAGTTCTGTGTCTTTTAAAGTAGAATTTTGCTTGGTCGTAGTTCAATCCTATTTCACAAGTTACAAAAGCAGCCGCCGCTGTTCTTGCTAGTGCGTGCCTTCTTTTTCTAGAACCTTGGTCTATTGAACCAAAAGGAATATCAGCTAGCTCTTCTGCTAAAAACTTTATTTTTTTTATTTCCTCTTGGATTGTTTGTAGTTTTTCATTCATGTTTTTAAAATTTTTCTTCTATTTTTTCTTTGATGTTTGCAACATACTCATCAGCAATATTGAAAAGCAAATCTGTAACATCCTCTTTATTAAAAATTATTTTGTCAATCTCAACAGAGTGATAGGATGGAGTGTGATAGTCACCAGAGTCCTCCCAAACTGTAAACTCAAACTCCAGCCCCTCCTCTGTTAAATATGTGTCTTTTCTATTCATTAGAACGGTAAATCATTTTTTGATGTTGAGGTTGGCTTTTCACCTTTTAGAACCCAATTAGAGAACACCTCAGCCACTTCTATAATCTTTGCAACATCAGCCTCTCCAATCACATTACAAGCGTTTGTCAGAGCGTTCTGCTTAACTATTAGCTCTTGCACATTATCAGCCTTTGGAGCTGGTCTTGAGCCACCTTGAAAAGTTGATATTGGCTTAACTTTGTTTATTGTTTTACCGTTGTAATCTCTTGAGGTTATTTCAACATCAATATCCTGTCCTTCAATAAACTTGTTTTGTGTTTCTGTCTTACTTAAATACTCTGCTTGGAATCCATCTTGAAACTCAATCAGCCACTTATAAAAGTGTCCGTATTGGCTTTCAAAATCTCCTTGAGGTTTTACATTTGATACTTTCTTTTTCATTACATTTTTATATTTATAATTCCTAATAAATCCATCGCTATAATTCCTAAAAGAACTAAAGCTGCCACTGTATAGCAAAATATTGCTCCAGCGTTGTTCCATAAAAAGCTCTTAATCATTTTCATTGGTATTCAAGTTTAATTGTTTCCATAATATATCAGCATTCAATTTACGCAGGTGAATCAGTGCTATTTGAAGCCCTTTGTTTACTCCTTCTGTGATAGCTAAGCCAGTGAAATCTTTCTCTTGCTCATACACTTTTATCAATTCAGCATTGCGCATCTCTTGTTCTTTTAGTTCTGCGATAAGTTGATTAATTGTAGCTTCTACCATATCAGCATTAAGAACTCTTGTTTTTATCTCCTCTTTAGGATTAAAGAATAAGCTCGAAATTAAATCGTTTGTCATTGTTTAAAAATTAAAGTTAAAATCTCTGTCTATAAATTTTGCATCCTTTTGGTAAGTTAGAAAATATGGCTGCTTGATGTTTCCTTGCATCTTATCCAATACAATATCAAACTTCTTCTCCAAATGCTCCACAATTAAATCGTATTTTCTTCTATATTCTTTTTTGTCTTTTGTATTGAAGTTTATTTTAAGAAAGAACTTAATTCCTCCAGAAGGGCTTTCTACAACGAAACAAGATAATTCCTTGATGGCTTTTTTAAATCTTAAAACTTTAGAAATGGAGTTGTCTTTTAAATCAACATCAAATGGCTTATATGAAGTTTCTTTTTGGAATGCTTCTGTAAGGTTGTAGGCAAACTTATTCATTAAAACGCAAGGCAATCTCTTTTTTGCGCTTTTGTATTGCCAAGAGCCATAATCAAAACATCTAATTGATTCAATTTGTGATTTCAAGTTTGGGCTTGAGTGGAGTTCTGTAAACTCCTTAAATGTAAGATAAGAGGTTGGGGGGTTATCAATCCCTTTTTTTAAGAACACTCCTTGAGGATAGTAGCTGATTGAGTTCATTGTTTTGTTTTTAGTGTTAGTTTCTACCACCAAATCCCCGCATTTATTTCAGTGCGGGGCGGTGGGGTTGGTTATTGTTATCTAAGTGATATACTTGAAGAAAATATCTGCTTTCCGTGCTTCATTACCTGCTCTAAATTTGCTTTAGCTATAAGTAATTGTTGTAGCTGTATTTGCATTTCTTCCTTTTCTTCGTTCCAATCTTGCTCTAAATCGAATTGTACATTATCTATCCAAATTTCTAATTCTTTTAGAGTTTCCGTAAAAGTAATTTTTTTTGTTTCCATTGTTTTGTTTTTAGTGTTAGTTACTACCACCAAATCCCCGCATTTCTTTCAGTGCGGGGTGGTGGTGTTTGTTGTGCTATTATTAGAATCCTTTACATTTTTGTAAGAAATATGAACAGTCGTCTATTAAAGACTGCTGCTTTGCTCTAAATTGTGCTATAAATTCAAAATCTGATTCGTTAAAACCATATTCTGAACGCAAAGGGTTCGGACTATTTATTAAAACTTGTAAAGTGTCGTGTATCAATTCAGTTGCCTTTTCGTTGTATACGAACTTATCATTAGCGTCTGAAGTGTAAACCGAGTCAGCTGTAACAGTTATTGAGTTTCTGTTGTACTTCTTTTTTGAAAATTTGTTTTCCATTGTTTTGTGTTTTTGTTAATGTTTGTTTTATACCACCAAAACCTCGCATTTCTTTCAGTGCGGGGCGGTGGGGTTAGTTTGTTTTTAGTTGTTGTTAATTATTTTGTTTTTAATGTTTCGTGTAATTTGTCGTATAATTGACTTACTAATAATTTAGGGTCTTCTAAACTTTTATCGCTTGTTGATTGAACTAATTTTGATAGTAAAAGTTTTAGTTCTTTGTCTGTTAGTTGTAGTTCTTTTGTTGTCATTGTTTTATTGTTTTAGTGTTTTTAATTATGGTGCTAATATATGCACTCCCAACCAATTACACAACACTTTCAACAAAAAAAAGTTGAATAATTTACAAAATAATTAACAATACTAGATAAGGAGGGCTGTTAATAACTGTAAAAATAAAAAAGAAAAAGGGGCTAAAAAGCCCCAAATCCCTAACAAAAACAATGAAAAATTTGTTTATTTTCCCAAAAACAGCGCAAATATATTAAAATATATGTGTCAAGTGCGCAATCTGACCATTTTCTTTTGAATGAATAAAACCCTCAACAGCTTTCGGAGAGCCAGTATAACCCTTTTGATAGTGCCACGCATCCGTGCCGCTAGGACTTCTCAAGAACTCTAAAGTAACTCCAATATCATCAAAGCTCGTTAAATACTTAAATCGTTGCTTGTGGTGTATGTGATGCAGATACCAGTATCGGTGCTTAGTTTTAGCCCAAAGCTCTGGCTTCTCTTGAGCCATTAATAAGGGTAAAATATTACTTTTAGCCCCATCTCCATGAGTTAAGGCAATCAATGAGCTTCCGTAAACATAATATTTTCGATGAATTGGTGAGTCATCCACGCTTACTGATTCGGTGTTTCTGAACCAAGATTTCAAAGCGTGTGCCAAATGAAAGCCACTCATATAGTCGTGATTGCTCATTGAATGGACACAATCCACAGGAGCGATATTCATAAGCATTTCAACGCATTCAACATATACTTCAAGAGCTGTGGTGAAGTGTCTATACCATTTGCCATCGGTGTCCTGTCTTGTTCCTCTTGAAGTTGTTCCGTGAATATTGTCCGTGTGCAAAATATCATTTCCTATGCAAAATAACACCCTTTCAACAGTAAACCCATCCGACTTGGAGATAATCCCCCTAACACCGTCTAAAATGCGTTTTCTAGCTGTTTTTACATCGTAAGTATTTCCAGTTTCTAAAGCGTCTGCATATTTACCAATATGAACATCTGCGGGGTTTATTACCAAAAGATGTCCTTCTTTTCTTTTCGGATAGTCAATTGATGGATAAGAAGGTGAATAGTTAGAAATTAAATCTTCAATACTTTTGAGAAATTCATCCCTTGAGAAATCGTTTGGCTTGGCAAATATTGAAAAGCGTTTGCTCTTGTACCAATAATGATGAACAGAGCCAACATCAATTCCAGCTTCGTTACATTCTTCTACTAGTAGTGCTTTGTTTTCTTTGTCTTGTCTATAATCATCAATCAATCGCCACTCATCTTCATTCAGACGGTATCGTTTTTGGTTTTTCATTGTTTCTTTTTTACTTTCTCAATCGAACGACCAGCAAAGTAAGCACCGTACACAGTGATTAAAAGGGTTTGATAAATTGGTTTGTAAGCATCGTCAATTGTAAAACTTCCAACATTTCCGTCAAACATTGACATTATCACAAACATAACAGTCAAAAATATCAATGTAAGTGGTCTGATATTTGCAGGTAGCCAGCCAGCTTTGGAATCAGCTTCCCATCGTTTTGTGACCTCTTGTTGAGCTGACTTTTCACTATCAATAAGTATTTTGTGAAACTCGTTTTTGAGTTTCCACTTCTCCTCCTTTGTCGAAATAGTTTCGTCAATTATAGTAGAAGCTTGTTTTGATAGGGTGGTGAATAAGCCACCGAGTAAATTGTTAAGCATAATCTTTGTAATGTATTGTGACCTCTTTTCCGAGTTCTAGTTGTTTTGCTATTAGCGGATAGATTCGCTTGTAAGCGTTTGCAGATTTGCCAATAAATCCATCCTTGATAATTATGTTATTTTCTTGGCTATCACCGACCAAAAGACATCCAGCTGTGTGTTCATCTGTATTTCCTTGATGAATCAATATATATTCAAAATTAGGAACATCCATAACCTGGAGCATTCCTTTGTGAAAAGAAGGATATTTTTTAAAATATCGAGCGTTAAATCCACCCTCTTTTCTGAACTCTATATTATAAACCCCTTGAGGAACTCTTGTTTCTCCTTTTACTTTCAAAGCCCTTCTTTCATCCTCTAAGGTATAACAAAGAAAATTCAATCCTAAATCTGTTTTTTCAAACAGCAGTCCACTTGTTGAATCAACTTGACTTGATATTCTTAGAACAAATAATTCCATTAGCACCAAATTACAACTATATTATTGCCCTTGACCGTTGTATCGTTTTTCGTATTGCTTTCCTCCTTTGGTTCGGCTTTTGTTTTTGGAGTGGATTCCTTTTCTTTTCTTTTTGGGTTTTTCACGGTGAGTGAAGCTTATTCCTTTTGCCATTTCAACTATTTTTTTTGATGAACTCTAGGATAATGTCAATTTTGCTTTTTATGTATTGCATATCTTTAGCAGCGTTTTCATGATGTTTTGAAAACTCTCCCTTCACCTCGTAAATACTAAAGACAAAAAACTTGTAAAGAGCATACAAACTCCCAAGCAATAAAATAAGAGTCAATCCGTAGCGTTCTATCAATTGTAAAATCTCCTCCATTATTTCTTGCAGTTTTTACAGATACCGAAACAAACTTTTTTGAAAGTCAAATAATAAATCGTTTTGCAAAGTAGGTTTTTCATCTTATTTGTTTTTTTGGTTTTTGATTAATTTGTCTGCTGTATATATAATAGATAAAAGCAAAAGAACAACTTTCAAAATCATCTCAACTTGAGTAAATGAGATTGCTAATGTTGTTATATTTAAGGTTAGTACATCGCTGCACTCTTTCAAAAGTGTTTTCATTATATTGGTTGTTTAAACATTTCTACATCAAATCCTAAATCGGCATACCATTTGACACCGCCGCTTTTCGCCCCTGACCTCCTAATACTTACAAAGATAATATCTCCTTCTGCAAGCTGTGCATCAGCCAGAGCAGCAGTATCTTGTTCTAAGTCAAAAATGTGGTTCTGATTGTTTTGACTGGTAAGTGAAAAACGGTGTATTAAATCAATAGTCAAGTTAGTGGTCGTTCCTACATTCGGAGTTGCAGTCCAAATTTGAATGATTGCATCGTCACCAGTGCCAGCATCCGTAGAAGCAACCCCTTTTATTTTTTTAAGAGTGCAAGCATAAGGAGCTACAAAGATTGAGAATTGTGCCGCCCATCTATTCGGTTTGGAGTTTCCGTCTGATAAATCTGTGCCACTATTTACAGAAAATGTTGAAGTTCCAAAGGCAGAAAGATAGTCGTTTCCGTTTGTTCCAGCAGTTAAATAAATAGATTGATGAAAGTATAAATCGGTATTGTTTACCTTATCAAACAATGGTTCTTGGCGCATTAAGATTACACTGCCAACCTCAACCAAAACATCAAAATCTGTTGAACTAAAACTGCAAGTTGTTGTTTTACCTAAGTCAGCAGTAAGAGTAAGCTCATGGACTGTGTTTGAGTATTTAGTGAATAGAAAAACCTTTTCACCACTTTTTGCGACTGTTTTATTTCCAGCTTTTACGGTTAAAGATGTTTGTCCTGTTGCTCCGCTTGAACGAGCAGTAACAACAGTCAAAGAGGTGTTCACTAAAGTTGTATTATAAGTTGATGCTTTCATCTACCAATCGTCGTCTGTTAAAGTTGCGGTCTGATTTTCGTCAGCTAAAACATCAGTCAAAGAATATCCTTGACCGCTAGCATCCAAATCAGTTTCTATCCATTGACCATCCCAAATACCTTCATTTGCACTGTAAGTCATTTCGTTTGGAACATAAACCTTAGAACCAAAAATATTGTCATAAGATAGATGGAATTCGTAGTTCGTTGTTGTATCTGTTTGTATTGAGCCATTGTAAACATCAACACCTGACTTTCTTCCAGCTAGTATTTCTTTGCAAAGTATTTTTGTGATACTTCCTGTTGTTCCATCTCCAGTTGTTTCTTGGTAAACTTGCCATGTTATATTCGTTCCGTCATCTCCATTGCCAGCAGCATCGAAAGTTTTAATTCTTGTAGGAGTTTGGGCGGTTGGTCCGCTTCCTAAGTTCACTGGGTCAAGCTCAAGGATTGAATTTGAAATTGCTGTTCCTTGATTTGCAGATATAAGCTGTTGAGTAGTTGTGTTTCCGTTTAATAAATATCGTAAGTAGTAAGTGTTTCCATCTGGCTTTGTCATTCCCATTGCTAAACCCTTAATAACTGAACCTGTTTGGTTAGGGAATAAGGGGTCTACATTGTCTATTTCATCAGTGGAAGTAAATCCACTTGGGTCAGTCCATCTAAAACGAGAATACGCTTCAATGAATAACTCTCCACTATCTGGAATAGCTGCGTAGGTTCCACCAATACTAGAACCACTTCGAGGGTCTGGAGCTTGTGGAGAATTAAACCAATCTTGATAGTCGTTTCCAGTAAAGATTTGTGGAAAACCAACATTTGCTAAGGTAGTGTCCCAAACTTGTGCGCTTCCGTTTTGAAGTTGAGTCATTTCCAAATAGTATGTTGTTCCACTATCCCCAACAAGTTTTAAATTCAAAAAAATCTGACACCTTAAACTAGCTCCAGAACCAGCCCCACTTGCTGACCTACTATCGAAAAAGTTTTGAGCCATTTCTAAACTTGCTGTTGAGTTTGTCAAGTATTGCCCATCGTAATAAATCAGCTCTGGTCTGAACAAAAGATTCCATTCAAGAGTAGCATTTGTTTGAGCTGAAATAATGCCTATTGATTGAGAAAACTTAAGTCCTCCACCAACTGCTGCTGCATTACCATACACTGTAAGAGTTGGGGGGTCTGTTTTTTGCAATGCTGGACCAACCTTAGTCATCCACAAAGGAATATCAAATTGTAAAAGTTGCAAGTCATAAAGCAAGTCGTAATACATTTGAACTTGCTGGACTGGATGCAATGAGTCAAATGTTCCTCCTCCTAAAACAACACCAGCATTTGTCTTTAATTGAACAGCACTGCTTGAAATAACTGTTGTTGTTCCTTTTCTATAAGTTCGCTCAAAATTTGTGTCTGAATATCCGTTCGGTTGAATCATTCTCCACATACCGTCTGAAAGCATTAGCCTTGCACCCCAGCACTTCATAATCCTATCTAAAGCATCAAAAGCATCAATAGGGACAAACTCATTGTTTTCTTTCTTTTTAAGTGCTGAGGGTAAAATTCCAGAAAAATAGAGAGGGTCTTTGTCTGCTGCTGGAGTTGGCATTTGACCCGTGTACCAATTGACTTGAGTTTGCAAAAAGTTTTCAGATGCCCCAAAGTATTGAGAGGTATTAAGGATAGCAGTATCTCTCAGAATATTAAAAATAATAGCTAAAAATCTGTAAGTTGTTCCATCCGCGTAAGTATTTCCAGTAGTCCACGCCACATCAACAAGTTCTGCAAGTCCATCAGTTGCGGTTATTGTTTGCTGCGTTCCAGCTTGAAAAGATAAGTTTTGTCTTGAGCTTACATCTGATAAAATATTACCAACCCAATAGTTATTGTATGTGACCCCATCACTTGACTTGAGAATCTTAAGTTGGAATCTACCATAAGCAGCCGCAGCAATATCGTCAATGACAGCTTGCTCAGTGCTATCTCTTGGAATAATATCAAACTTAACATTTGAAGGAATCACACCGCTAAAGCGAGTCCTGTCTTTGGCTTGATAATTAAGCTCAAATCCACTTGCTCCAAGTTGTAAAGTAAAAGATGAAGGGCTACCTGTTAAGCTATCATAAATCTCTAGCTTGTAATAAATCCCTTTATCATTTTGAAACTCTGCTGTCCTTCTTAGTGCCATTAGTAACCTCTTGTTCTGTTTCTGTTTCCTCTTGCTCTATCGCTTGATATTAATATATCAGAGCCGCTTAATCTTCCGAATACTTCAACTTGACCGCCACCAGCGTTTCCAATCATTCCTTGTAGTTTATCGAGTGGTGCTATAACCTCTGGATTGACTGCGCTTGTTCCTGGTCCTTCACCTACCATTGCTAAGGTTGCACCTGTAACCATCCCTCCATCAGCAAACCCGAATAGTTTAGGTATTCCACCAAAACCACCAATATCTTTGAAACCCATCATTCCTCCTATCCCTGTTCCACCTAGCAAAGCGTTTAGAATTGCCATTGCTGCTATTTGAGCTGCTATTTGTTTCAAAGCTCTTTTCGCATTATCAATAAATACTTTAAAGAAACCGTCTTGACTAACTAAAGCAGAAGAAAATGCTTGTTGTAAAGCACCCCCGAAAGACACAAAGTTTCTGTCCATTTCTTCTGTCAAGTCATTAATATTTTGAAATTGAACTATTGCCTTTTTAATACCTTCAAAAAATTCTGGGTCTGTTGCAAATTGTAAAGCTGGAGATGTTTGTCCTTCTGTTGCTTGAACGGATGTAGCTGTTTTTGGTGCGAAAGATAAAATCCCTGTTGACTGCATACCACCACCAGTAGAAGGGGTTGGTATTTTTCCCATTGATTGTACTAACTTATCAACAGCTTTTTGTTGTTCTTCAATATTATGTGTTGTACCTTCCATTGAGTCAGCAAGTTTTTCTTGCTCTTTACTCATTCCGTCAATTGTAGCAATTGCAGCAAGTGCTTCTGGCTTACTCATTAACCCAGTTGCTTCGGCAAACATTATGATTGCCTTTGCAGTCAAACGACCTATTTTTCCCAAATTAAGAGCTGTTTTGATAAAACCCTCCATGTCTAAAATTGCAAACCCTAGCAATCCGACTAGAGTTGCAATTGAAGTGGCAAATAAAATCATAGGATTTGCAGCTAAAAATATCAATGCTTTTCCCACCGAAGTAATCACTGTGACAAGTTTACCTAACACAATCAGCAAAGGACCAACAACAGCAGTTATTCCAGCAACTTTAATAATTGTCTGTTTTTGTTCTGTGCTTAAACTTCTTAAATTTGAAGCTAACCCTTGCAAAGCTGTTTTGAGTGGCTCAATGTTTTCTAGGATTAGTTTCCCAAATTCCTCAGCAACATCTCCTAGCTCATTCTTAAGTTGCTGAAATGGTCCAAGTCCTTGCGTAGCTATTGCGGAAGCAGTGCCACCAAAAGCAGTAGATAAAGCATTCACTGCTGAATCAAGCCTTTCTGTCTCTCCAACTGTTCCCTCAATTGTTATTCCGTATCTTGAAAGCGCATTGGTGCTTGAACCTACTGACTTAGCAACTAATTTCGCAGCATCTCCTAGCTGCATATTTTGAGCAGTAGCAAAATCTTGAATAAGAGGAAGAAGTTTTGTAATTGCGTTTTCGTTTAGTCCTAATTGAGCTAAAAAAGCAGCAGCTTCAATAGTTGCTTCATCTCCAAATAAAGTAAGTTTTTGAAGTTCTTGAGCTTGTTTTTTAAGCCTTGCAAATGCTTTTTCATCTTCTCCTAAGGCTGTTCTAAGTTTTGTTTCTGCTTTGATTTGTTCATCAAAAGCCTTAACAGAAGCAGCTCCAAAAGCTAAAACAGGAAGCGTCAAGTTTCTTGAAAGAGATTGTCCTGTTCTCTGCATTGACTTCCCAAACTTAGTCATTGCTCGAGTCGCTTTTCTAAGTCCACTTTGGAACTGTTTATCGTTCAAAGTAAGCGCAACCGATAATCTTTTTCCAGCCATTTTTAGCGTTTTTTAGCGTTCGTTTTAAGCGTTGTTTTAGAGCATCTAAGCAATTATCACCCTTCTATCGTATATGTACCCTAAAAACTTTAGTTCTTTTATTAGAGCAAATTTACTAGATAAGGGTTTTTAGTCATTTTCGTTGTTTTCTGGAATCTCGATTTTGTACTTTTTAACCGCATATTGAGCAGCTTTTTTACGCTTTTCGAGTTCCATTTTTTCCTCTTTTTTCTCCCATTCAAACCTCACTAAATCGGTTGGATTGAGCTTGGAATTTTTCTTTTTGTGTGGCTGTAAAATTAAACAAGCTAGCCATCTTGTCCTTTCCCATTCAAACCTCTCTGTCATTTCGAGCTGTTCATTTCGACCTCTCTGTAATAAAAAGAACTCATGAAAAGTTAAGCTCCAAAACTCTTTGGGAAGTAAGCCAAAACCATAAGCAATAGCTTCCAAGTCATCCCAATCTATTTTTTGTTTCGAGGTGTTTTCTTCACCTCTTTTTCGTTTCCCTCGTCTTTGAATTTTGCTGAAAATTGTTCTCCGAATATATCAAAACACTTTTGCAGTGCTTCAAAATCTTCATCCAAAATATCTGCAATGTCCTCAATTGTCAAGTCAAAATCCTTTCCAGCTACTCTTGCTCCGTCTTGCAATCCAGCAAGGATGAGCTGACACGCATCATCAAGAGATATGTCTTGACCTAACTTGTCAAGGTCTTGCAAACTTGTGTTTGTTTTTTTACAATAAATTCTAAGAGCGTTCATTCCGAATCTAATCGGATAATCGTTTCCGTTAAGTATTACTACTTCAAACATTTTTTCGTTGGTGTTAAAAGTTAAGTTAGTGAGGAGAGCCGAAGCCCATCCCCACCAACGAAATAAATTAAATTGAGGTTTGAGTCAATGCGTCAGTCCCTTCAATTGATATTGAATAAGTAGGAGCATCTTCCACTGCTCCAGTCATCTCTAAAGAGGTGATAAAGCCAGAGCCACTATAAGTGTAATCTCCAGAAGCTGGTGAAGCTAAACCAAAAACAAAAGTTACTGCTGTTCTTGCCATCATTTGAGTAAACAACTCATCTGGCTCAGTGTCAGCACCAACACCAGCAAAGTCCATCAAACCGTCAGCAGAAAGAGAGAAAGATTTTTGTCCTCCTATTAAATCTCTGAATCCAGCAGAATCTTTTGTTGAAACATCTATTGTGTCAACATTAATTGATAAAGACACACTTGTTGAGTGCATCAATTTTGCGTTAGAACCCCCACTAGAAGGACTAACTGTAAGGATTAAATCCGTTCCGTTAAAAATAGCCATTTTCTTATTTTTTTATTTGTTAATATTAGCTAATGTCTAAATCCGAAGGGGTGTCCTTCTTTTTAGATTTCTTTTTCGTTGTATCTATTGCATCATTAAATTTTAGAAAGTTTCTTACAACACGACCAACCTCGTAAGATTCGCCCTCTTTGTATTCAATCCCTCTGCATTCAATATCTTTTTTTATTTTTACTTTATACATATCTTATCTATTAATGTTGAATCTAAAATCCATTGCAACATAGTGGATTCCATCATCTCCAAATTTATCATCATATACATCGTTGGCATCTTCAAAGAAACACTTATCTATCTGCACTCCTTCAACTGTTTGGCTTTTGTAATCTAAAGCCGCACGAACCTCAACAGATAAATCTTGAGCTTGAGCGTAAGTAGTGCCAAAAGAGGTTATTTGCACTCTTACATAGTCGTAAGTCGAAACACCGTTCTTTGTATTGTTTGGAGTTGTATCAATTATAAAATAAGTGATTGCTGGCATAGTTTCTCCAAAAGGTATCTTTTGAGGAAATATCCTAGAACTAACATAGTTAGAAACCCCTGCGGTATTTCTTAAAATAGAACTTATTGCTTTTCCAATATCCATTAAAATCCTTTCTTTTTCCTTCTTTTTTCAATAATACTTCTCAAACTTGGAATGATTGAAAAATAAACTTGTTGTTCTGTTGAGCTTTTTGCTTTGTCAAACAAGCGCATCCCTTGAATTTTAGCAGTTCCATACTCTAAAAAATACATATAAAAACCGCTTTTATCTTTTGACTTATAAGAACCTTTAACTCTTGGTCCTACATAAACTGCTGGGAAATTAATACCTCTTGACTTACCGTTTATAATTGCAAGAGATTTTCTAAGCTGTTTAGTTTTAATGGGAACTAGTTCTTTGAGCTTTGCCAACATCGGCTTCATTGCCTTACGCATAGCTTGGCGAACTATTGTCTTTGTTCCTCTTTTTGGAGGTAAAATATCTTCTAAATCTCTTATAATCTCTTTTAGGTCGTTTTCATCGATAGCAAAACCGACTAAAGGTCTATGACCTCCAGTTCCCATCAGTTGTTTACCAGTTTGAATCGCCATTTTAATCAGTTGTTTTTTGTTCTACTCTTAAAATCAATCCTTCTTTTCTTCCTATCTCCTCGACAGAACGAATGAACCAATCTTTTGAGTTGTATTCTATGTAATGCTTTGGAGAAACTTGTATATCAGAACGATATCGGATTGTCATCTTTGCTGGAGCTGTTCCGATAAAAGTGTCAGCTTCATATCCAGATTTCCCTTTTTCAAATTCAAACCTTGCATAAACAGAAGCTAGTGTTGAATTGCTTGCAATGTTTTCACCATAAGCATCCTGCGTGAATGTAGCTTGTTTTATTACTACTAATCTATCTAGTTTCCCTATATTCATTATCCTTGCACTCTATAAGGCATCAATAAAAATTCAGCCGATTGAGGTATCTCTTTATAAGTTCTATCGCTTACTGTTTGTCTTGTTTCGTAATATGTTCCAATCATCAAAAGTATAGCTTGTTTGATAGGGGCTGGAACTAAAGAAGCACCTCCATATCCAAGAGTAAAATCAACCACCACTGCGTTTGGTTTATCGTAAGTGCTTGGAATAGTTGCATCAGGAGCGAAGTATATTCTTGCTGGTTTTATATTTCCATCTCCAAAATAGTTTGAAGCTGCTAGAGTTTGGCTTGCATTGTTTTCATCCGAGTAAGTGATTGAGTTTACCGTTAATGCTCGAAGCGTTCCTTTTAGTAGATTGAAATAATCTGGAAAAGCATCTAAATAAAGATACCAAGATTGTTCCATTATAGCCAGATTCGTGTAATTTTCAGCAGCTAAAGTAGCCACACTGATAAGCGTTTCAATATAAGTATCATCAGCAGTGAATGAACTATCTATACGCAAATGTGTTTTTGCTTCTGCAACAGATACTGGAATAAGTGTTGGAGCTTGTTTGAGCATCAACTTTCCGTAGCCTGTTGTAACCGAAATACCTAAATCTGTGTTTGTAATCATGTCTTTTGTTGGTAAAAATGGAGGAGAGCCGAAACCCTCCTCCAGTATTTAAATCAATTATGCTTCAATCAATGTAGCGAAAGCAGCATCATTTTGAACTGCATCACCATCAACTAAAGAAGTTACAATCATTCTAGTTTGACCAACTCCACCATCAGTGTAAGGGTCAACTAAAATATCAAGACCACCGAACTGAGCAATGTGAACTTTCGAGAAATCTCCGAAAAGAGCATGTTGCTTAGTACCAGCACCAGAAGCTGCAACATTACTAGAAACGAATGTGAAATATCCGTTTGAAGTTTTATCTCTTGGGTCATACAAAGCAGAAACACTAGAAACCATATCAGCAGTTTTTACAGCTGTGTAAGCATCTAAGTCCATTAAGTAAGCCATTCTAGCTCCTTCTAATTGAACACCACCATTCAAAACAGCTTTTTCACAAGCAATCAAGTTTGCAGCAGTTACAGCACCAGTTGAGCCAGCACCAGCATCTGCAAAGATAGAAGCTGGAGCGTTTATTACATCACCAGTATCTAATAAAGCGTTCTCTAATGTAGAAGCAACAGAAGCAGCCATATTTCTACGAAGTGCAGCTTCGATTCCAGCATTTTGAACTAGAGCTTCAGCAGATACATTAACAATAGAAATAAGTTTCTTTGGGCTTAAAGTAACACCAGAAGCAGTTCCGTTAGCAGCTGGAGCAGAACCACCAGCTTCTGGAACGAATCCAGAGTTAATAGCACTAAATACTGGGAACTTCATATTGTTCACACCAGAGTAAAAGTTTGCACCAGCAGAAGCAAGAATTAAGTTTGCTTGAAGTTGGTCAGTCCAAGCCATTACTTCAGTAGCATTTCCAGCAGCTGTTCCAACTTGCGCACGTGTTAACACGCTTGAAGGGATAGCAATACCTTTGAATGACTGTCCTGTATAACGAGCTTCGTTTCTAGCTTCTTGGTCCATCTCTTTAATAAGACCTTCCAAACGACCAGAGTAAGCAGCAGTCATAGCTTCTTGGAAAGAATACTCACGAACTTCTTTCGGAGTGTCCTCAATAGTTGGCTCTGATTTTGCTTTGTTTGCTTGTAATGCTTCAAATGAAGCAGCACGCTTAGCCATACCCTCTAAAGAGTTAGCTTTTTCGTTTAGAGAATCGAATTCTGTTGTTTCACCTTCTGTAAGCTCACGACCTTCAACTTTCGCTGAGTCAACGATGCTTTCCATATTTTCAACAACTGAAGCTCTCTCCTCTGTGTAGAATTTAGATGTTTTCATCTTTTTCAGTTTTTAAAATTAAATTACTTTTTATTTATGATTGACAAACGCAACTCAGCGAGAGAGCGTTTAGTTAAATCCAAATCTTCCTTCGACCTCTGTTCCTTCTCTTTTTCAAGGTTCTCTTTCAAGACCTTTTCTTCTTCTAATTGTTTCCATTCTTCCATAGAACGAAGTGCAACAGATGCTTCTTCGTATGCTGGATAAGTAACAGCACTCACATCGTATAAACGAGAAACTTTGTTGATAGTTCTTAAATTCATTCCATCTCTTACCTCCCAAGAGTCATCTTCAACAACGAATGCAAAAGAACTTTGATTGATTGTACCGTTTCTCATTAACTCTACTAAGTCACGACCTAAAGAAGTGTTTGCAACCTTTGCTTCATATTTCAAACCTCTTTCATCAGTAGATAAACGAAGCGTTCCGTTTGTTGTTCTAGCTAATGGCAAACCATCGTGATTGATAAGGAAACGAACATCATCTTCCAATCGACCATCAAAAGCACCTTCTGCAATAATCTCTCTAAAGCCACCAAGCTCGTTTGATAAGGTATTGAATACACTTCCATAACCAACAACAACATTCTCATCTCCTTCTTGTCTTAGCTCTAAATCTTGAACGTTGAAAGTTCTAATCTCAGCATTTGGATTTGAACGCGAGTAGATAGTTTCTTTTTTATCTTCATCGTGTCCTTCTATGTGGTCGCTTTCTTCCATTGGTGATTCTTCTGTCATGTCATCTTCCATTGGAACATCTTTCTCTGACTTTCCGTAATAAACAATGATTGATTCATCTGTTTCCTCAATCTTTTGAATGTGTCTTTCTTCTTTCATAATTACAAGTTTGTTTTCTTCCATCTCCAGTTTAACTGGATGGTTTTCTGGAAGTAAATCAGTATCGTGTTTGCCGCCTTGAAATCTTCCTTTTCTTAATGCGAAAAGAAAAGAGTTCACTCTAGCGTAACCCCATTGCTCTGGGCTTCCTACGTTTGGTCTGACGCTTTGCGGGTTTGTCTTATAAGCTCCAATCCCTCTTTCCATTACCTTAACTAAAGTATTTAGTGTAACTCTTGGATTCCAGTCAACATCTAAACCCTTTACTTCTTCGTTGTGTTCTTCAACTTTATTTTCAAGGGCTTTCATTACAGTTTCGTTCAACTGCTTTTCTTCTTTTTTACCCTCTAGCTTTTTTGTCATTTCTAAAATAACATCCTTCATTCCTTGCTCTCCTAGAACTCCAATCGTTCCCCATTTCATTTGTGCAACAACGCCACCGATGTTTGATAAGTTCGGCTCTGTATCGCCTTCAAATTGCTTGCCGTCCTCAAAGTGTCTAGCAATCCACGCTTCTCTTTCTTTTATCCACTCTAAAACACTAGGACTTTCATCTCCTCCTCTTGCTCTCTCCCAAAGTTTGAAAGCCTCGTTTCCTCTTATGTTTCCTCCAGCTTTCCAAATATCTGGAGTTTGTTCTTTTACATTAGAAGCAAAATCAAAGTCAAACTGCGGGTGGTTTGAGTTTCTTAAACTGATTTTTTTATCTTCACCTTTTGTTGGAAAATCAGTCATTGCTTTCTTCTGTTGTTCCTATCGGTGCAAAGTTCAACGGGAAATAGTGAACATCACCCTCATCGCCTATTCTGTTTAATTGCTCCGCTTGTCTAACCTCATTGATTGACAAAGCACCAATCTGCATCATTTCACGATAATAAGTAGCTCTTGCATTGCTATCACCTCTCAATAGTCCTTTTGTATCAAACTTAACTTCATACTCTCCAAACTCATTATCTCTAAATAGTTTGATGTTCATCTCTTGCTCTAGCTGTACTAAGTAAGGAGTCAAAGTAAAGCGAACAAAGTCCGTTGATAGTTGTTCAATAGAGTTGTGATTTGCTGACTTCTCTAAGTGTCCTATCAATGAAAGTGGAGTTCTGAATATCCTAGCTATTTCTTCAACCTGGAACTGTCTTGATTGAAGCAATTGCTTATCATTTGCGCTTATTGAAATAGGTTTGAAATCCATTCCTTGCTCTAAGATTGCGGTCTTGTTTGAATTATAAGGACCTTGATGTCTAGAGTTCCAAGAGTTTCTTAATCGTTGGATTTGTTCGTCAGTAAGTTTGTGGTCTGTTTTTAAAACCCCAGCCACTTGAGCAGCTTGTCCAAAGTAAGTAGCGGCTGTAATATTAGCACCTAAAGAAAGACCGATTGTGTCTTGTTGCATTTTAAGAACTGACTTTCCTTTTTTACCATCGAAACCAGTTCCCATAAAATGAAGTATGTCAGTTTGCGGAATCGGTTGTTCAAAGTCAGCGTGTTGATAGAATAGATTGCCTTCAAAAGGAATCACATCTACCTTGTCGGGATTAAGATAAATCAACGCTGTTGGTCTTGCGCTTCCATCTCTTTCAATCAAGAAATAACAATTTCCCTCAAGCAACAAGTTTGTCATTGCTACGCTAAAGAAGTTGTAGGTTGTTTGATATTGGTTTGGTCTTTGAATTAGTTTTGAAACAGGATGCGCTTTGTCTAGCTTTCTGTCCCCATCTTCTTCCACTCGATAAGTGTGGATAGGTAGTGAGCCGATACTCTCAGAGATAACACGAACACAAGCTAGAACAGCCGAGAAAGAAAGTGCAGAGTTTTTGTCAACCGCAACTCCAGCATTTGCGCCAAACATTGGAGAGTTGACCTTTAGAAAAGTGTTTCCGTTATCTCTTTTTTCTGAACGGAGAAAATCAAATAATCCCATAAATAAAAACTATACTACAAAGATACAAAACACTTCCCTAAATAAACACGAAACCTCTGTCATCGTAAGGGTTTTCTTCCGTAGTATTTCCGTTCATATAAGAACCTAAAGCCATAACAAGAGCAACCATACCATCGACCTTGTCTGTTGCCTTCGATTTGTCAATCTTGAGGTTTTGTGCTGGGTCTGTTTTTATAGCAACATTAGAACACATCCAGCGTAGTATTTTATTCCCTCCGTGATTCAATTCTTTAGCAAGCACAATCTTTTCAAGTTCTTTTGTGGGTGCGCTCATTGAAGCAAATCCTTGTCCGAATGGAATCATTGGAAGTCCATCATTCACTAAGTCAATAACTAACTGACTAGAGTTCCATCTATCATAAGCAATCTCTTGAATGTTTACAACCTCAGCAATTTCTTTTATTCGTTCTTTGATGTAGTTGTAATCAGTAACATCTCCTTCAGTTAGTTCCATAAGGTTCTCCTTTTCCCAACCGATATAGTCAACTCCATCCCTTCGGCTTCTCACAAATGCTGTTTCTTTAGGAGTCCAAAAGTAAGGTAAACAAACTAGCTTCTCATCTATCTCTGCTAACAAGATAAGACAGGAAACATCTCGGACTGATGCAAGGTCAAGACCACACCAAACTCGTTGACCTTTGAATTGCTCAAGTGTAACTTCTTCAAAATTGCACTCCATCCATTGCACATCACTCAGCCACTTACTAGCAGATGACATCCATTGGTTGAGGTGCAGCATTCGAAAGGTGTTTTCGTAGCTTGGCATTTTAACCGCTTTCTCTTGTTCTCTTTTTAGATAGTCAAGTTTTACAACACCACTTTCAAGAGCTGGGTTGGCTAACCTCAATGCTTCTTCACTATCCCATTCCACATCCATAGGACAGGCAAATTTCACATAATAAAAACTCGAATCCTCTATCACACCCTCTGAAACTTTACGACCGTATTCCTCAGTTTTGTAGCAAATAGATTCACGATTGTAACCAGCAGTAGTGATTGCGATTGTCAAGGGCTGCCTTCTAGCACCTACCGAAGTTGTTAGAGCATCCCAAAGCTGTGCATCCTTTTGAACAAAGAATTCATCCATACAAACGAAACTTGCGTTGTATCCAAACTTACTTGATGCTTCAGCACTTATTGCCTTGAATGCTGAATTGCTTTTTTCGTGTATAACTGAACTCTTAAATACTTTCAGATTGTTATTGAGTTGGCTATCTGAACGAACCATTGAAGATGCCACATCGAAGATTA